GTAAATTCGGAGACACGGAACTGGCACAGTATGTGGCACTGGCTAGTTTTCGCAGCTTTGCTGAATATCAAGCCACAAACAAACGCAGCTTAAATATGCTAATATCGCCTGTTTCTGCTGAACTTATTAACAACCACAGACTACTATCTCTTGTAGAGGAAGATATATTCTTCTGCTGGGAAGAAGTCACACACTAAACAAGGAAAAAACTATGGGTATTAAATTTACCTCATCTGCTGGAGGAGCTAAAAAAACTTCTCTAGAGCAATACACTTACAAAAATGGAGACAATTGTGTCCGTATTTTTGGAGACTTACTACCTCGCTATATTTATTGGGTAAAGGGCGAGAACGATAAAAACATCCCAATGGAGTGTTTATCGTTTGACCGAGAAAAAGAAACTTTTATTAATGTTGAGAAAGACTGGGTTCGTGAGTTTTATCCTGATCTCAAGTGTGGGTGGTCTTACTCTATACAGTGTATTGATCCCTCTGACGGTAAGTGCAAAGTCTTTAATTTGAAAAAGAAATTAATGGATCAGATTCTTGTAGCTGCTGAAGATTTAGGAGATCCTACAGACCTCGAAGCAGGTTGGGATATTCACTTCAAGAGAACCAAAACTGGACCTAACGTATATAACGTCGAATATACTCTTCAGACTTTGAAATGCCAAAAAGGTATTCGTTCTTTAACGGACAGTGAAAAAGCCGCTGTAATGGCTGCTACACCTATTGACGAATTATTGAATCGTCCTACTCCTGACGCTCAAAAAGAGCTGTTAGAGAGGATTGCAACTGCTGGAGCAGGTGCGGATAGTAACACGGACGAAAGCATTACTGCTGAGTTCGATGTTAAGTAATAGGTTTATAGCATGAATATTCTATTCTCTGCTGATTGGCATATTAAATTAGGACAGAAAAACGTGCCCCTTAATTGGGCACGTGCTCGCTACGATACATTCTTTCATCAGATTAATATCTTGGAAGACGATGCTGATTTGCATATTATAGGTGGCGACCTATTCGACAGAGTACCAACAATAGAAGAACTAGAATTATACTTCACCTTTGTAAAAAAGTGCAGTATAGAGACGATTATCTATGACGGTAATCATGAAGCTACTAAAAAGAATAAAACTTTTTTTAGTGCTTTAAAAGAAGTAACCCACTCACTTAACCCCTTAGTGTCCATAATAGATGAGGCATACGAGGATGAAAGAGGTTTTAGCATTTTGCCGTATTGTGACTTACACAAAAAGAACTCTATAGAAATGTTAGATAAATCATTGCCTGTGTTTACTCACGTGCGCGGGGAAATACCTCCTCACGTCACTCCAGAGGTTAATTTAGAGAGGTTTAAAGGGTTTCCAACAGTTTTTGCGGGGGATTTGCACGCACACTCAAACTGTCAGAGAAACATAGTATATCCAGGTAGTCCTATGACTACTAGTTTCCACCGATCAAAAGTAGAGACGGGAATAATTACTATTGACACCAATACCTGGGAATGGTATTGGGATAAGTTAGAACTCCCTCAGTTACTTCGCAAGACAGTTACAGATCCTGCTGATATGGTTAATGGTCTTTACGACCATGTAATCTACGAATTAGAAGGAGATTTGGGGGATCTTGCGAAAGTAACTTCTATGGACCTTCTAGATAAGAAGGTTGTAAGAAGAAGTTCCGAGGCTACTCTTGTATTAGATAAGGAGCTTACAATCGGAGAAGAGCTAGTAGAATACCTAATGTATATACTAGAAATACATGATGATAAAATCCCAGACATATTAGGAATATTTAATGATTACGCTAAAAATTTTGAGATGGAGTAATTGCTTCTCCTACGGGGAGAACAACGAACTTAATCTTTCAGACACCAAGTTGACCCAAATTTTGGGCAGTAATGGTGTTGGTAAATCTTCTATTCCTCTTATACTGGAAGAAGTATTATTTAACAAAAATTCGAAAGGAATAAAGAAAGCCGATATTCCGAATCGAGATTTAAATAATGGGTACTCTATATATCTTTCATTTTCAAAAGGTATTGATGAGTACGAAATAGACCTTCAGCGTAAGTCTTCGCTAAAAGTAAAGTTTCTAAAAAACAAGGAAGATATGGGTAGTCATACGGCTACTAATACTTATAAAAGTATTCAAGAAGTTCTTGGTGTTGATTTCAAGACATTCTCCCAGGTAGTGTATCAAAATACAAATGCAAGTTTGAATTTTCTTACTGCTACTGACGCAAACCGTAAGAAGTTTCTTATAGATTTGCTGGGACTAGAAAAGTATGTAAAACTTTTTGAAACTTTTAAAGAAGCTTCAAAAGAAGTCGAGCAAGAATTTGCAACGCTTGAAGGCCGCATTTCGACTGTTGAAAAATGGTTGGAAAATAATCGTTTGACCGATACTACCCCACGAGAACTTCTAAACATTCCGAAAATATCGAATGAAGATGAGGAAAGGTTAAGTTCTCTTATGGCTGAAATTAAAAACATTTCTTCAACTAATCATAAAATTTCTCAAAATAATCAATTTAAAAAATTATTGAAAGAAATTAATATTTCTGAAGTTAATAATATTCAAGCAATTGAACTTCAGTCTTATGATGAGTTGCAGTCACAGCTAGGCGCTATGGCGGGGTCAATTGGTTCAAGAGAAAAAGTTATCCAAAAAATGGAGAATCTAAAAAATGTATGTCCTACATGTGAACAACCCGTTGACGAAGATTTTAAAGAAAAACACATATCTGAGGAAAAAGGGAAGATTAAAATCCAGAAAGACAAGCAAATTGATATCCAGAAGAAAATTAAAAAGATTCAAACAAACAATGAGAGCTATAGGGTAAAAACTTCAAAGCAAAAAGAGTGGGAGGATTTATATAGATCTATAAATCATGATATTCCTACTGTTCTTGTGGATGAAGAAGAATTAAAAATTAATCTTGCGGATGCCCGAACCCGGCTAG